CATGTCCAAGGCTTTATTGCGCAGGGCAAGGGCTTGCGCGGCCTGGGTCTGGGAGTTCACGGCGCGGAAGGTATCGGCGGAGAGTTTGAGTTTTTCGGCGATGGCCAGAAGGTTTTGGTGGTTGTCAGGGCTCAGTTTTTGGTTGTCGATGAGCTTCCTGTGCCGCAGGGCTAGGTGTTTGTGGTCGGCACGGATGAAGTCCAGAGAGGCTTCCAATGCCTTGATGGCCTTGGCGCTGTCGGTCCGCTCGGTGTTTTTGCCTTCCTCTATACCGGCTGCCAAGCCATCGGTTAAGCCGCCTTTGTACCCGACCCAATAAAGGATGGTCAGCGCGGTAACGATGCTGATCAGTGCGCAGATTTGTATTGCCGTCATGTGGTGTGCTCCTGGTGTGTTGTCGGCTGGTGGTGGCAGCCATTGGGGTTACTGGTCCTGCTCGGTTGAATCGTTTGGTGGTCGCGGCATGTCTTCGTCGGCCTTGTAGGCGCGGATGTCGATCAGTGCCGCGACGTGTTTTATGTGGGCGTACCGCAATGCCTTGACGCTGTGATCCAGGGTGGTCACTGGCAGCTGAATACGGCCGCTGTTGATCGCCTCGGTGAAGGTCTTTTCGTTAAGGTTTTTGAAGTAATGCACGCGCAGCTTTTCCAGGGGGATAAGCACGTCGCCGAAGAGTTGGTGCAGCATCTCGATGGTGGCGCTATCCGGTGCGGGTTGCAGTCGTAGCGGTGTTTGACTGATGTTGCTCATGGGCAGCTGCCTCCTTGTGTTTGAGTCGTGAAGGGTGGTTCCAAGCATTCAGACAGTGGCTTTTGGTCAGCTCCCGCAGATGCTCCGGCACTTCGAGGAGCGCAGCGTTGCGCTCCTCGCGTGTGTGCATGGCGACGATCTGGCGGGCGTACTCCCTAGGCCACGTCACGGTTGTCTGCCGGGATGGCTGGCAGTTCGAGACCCAACTGTTCGGCGAGCCAGCGTATGCCTGCCTGCCGGACCTTGGTCGACTGGCTGTACTGTATGCCTGCGGTCGCGTGGTACCAGTTGCTGTCCTTGATCCGCAGGTACTCACGGTCTCGGACGGGGAAGGCCGGTAGGTTGCGGTCGTTGAGCAAGCCCTTCTCACGCATGAGCGCGATCAGCTTGGGACGAGTGAGGCCAAAGTACTTGGCGGTTTTTTCCAGGCTACGTTCCATCTCGGCCTCCTAGGCTGCATGCGCGGCGGGAGTCGCCACGGCAGCTAGGTGGGTGATGGACTCGGCGACCATGGAGTAGATATCCACGTCACTGCCGTACACCGTGAAGCACTTGGTGCGTGGCTTCCTGACGCCGATGCTCATGATGGTGGTGATACCTGCGCGGGTTTTGTTGCGGTGGATTGCCAGGTTGATCGGTTGCTCAAAGCCCATATCGAGGCTGATGGCTCCACCGGTTTGCACCAGGTCGAACACCCGCTGCTTGTGTTCAATCTCAAACACCCCGTAGCGGCGGTCTGCATGCGGCAGAGACGATGGGTCGGCAGAGGTGGTTGGCCCGTTGACGATCTCTTCGATGAAGTCAGCCAGCTTGAGGTGCATCTTTTTTTCGTTCTTCAAGGTCAGTGTGTGGCGCTCGCTACCCAGTTCAACGGTAAAAAGGGTATCGGATGTGTTGCGTTCAACTTTCAGGCGGAACGACAGAGTCTCGCGCTTAGACGCCGACCTTAGCGTGTGGTTGAAGGTCTCAGTCAGGTTGACCTGGGCGTTGAGCAGTTGGAGGGTGCGGTTGTCTAGCTTGTACTTGCTCATGCTGCATGCCCTCCGCCGTTCGGGTCGAAAGGGGCGGGCTGGAAGCTTGTTGCGACGAGCTTAGGTTTTTTGTTGTGAAGAATGACCAAGCAGCCGGTGGTGGATTGCAGCTGCTTGATCAGTTTTGGGTCGCTGACGCACGCTGGATGGACGTGCAGGGTTGCTGTGGTGTGCATGGTGTTGCCTCGCTCTGTGGTGGAAGAGTGAGGTCAATATAAAACCATGGAGGTTATCTCCGCAAGGCAAAATTAACCTTAAAGGTTAATTTCTATTTTTGCAGAAATTTTACTCCTCTCGGGTTTCAGATTCGGAGCGGAGCATGGTGTTCCATTTTGAGCGGTGGCAAAAGCTCACGAGCTCAAGAGTCTGTCTTGTTGAAGTCTATTCGGCGTTGCCACGCAATTTTGTTTGTTTCTGATATATCGATTTCCACAAAATTTTCCCTCACATAAACCAGGATTTTATTTAGTTCTTTCTTCATGAGGCCTGCAGATTTTGCAATAGCTTGCCAAGATTCTTCTTGGGCTTCATCTAGTGGCGCGTCCATAGGGTTAGAGAATATGTATCTATTTCCCACTGGGTTGTAATGAAATCCATATTGTAGGGTTGCTTGGAAGTGCTTGTGAAATCTCTTCAGACTTTTATGCAAAACCGGGTCATATATGTGGAATAAATAATTTTCGATTATGCCTTTGAAGTCTTCCCAGTGGAAAAAAATATTATCAGAGATTACTCTTGGCAATTGTTCGATGTGATCTTCTAGAGTGGGGAGGTGCAGTGTAGATAATAGATTTGTTACTTGAATAGAGTCTCTTGAACGTTTGGTTTGTTCGGGAGATGAACCTTCATTAGTCTTGATTGGGTTTGCCGAAAATATTCCTCCAATTGCTTCTATAAGTAAAACTTTCAAATCGCTTTTATGCTGCTTTGTTGGCTCAGCGGTCGCAACATATTTTGCTGCTCTGTGACGGTCAAAGTCAAAGGGCAGGTCGTCAGGGAATTTTCCGTACTCAGTATTGAATAGTAGAACTATTCTATTCCAGCCTAAAGTGGCGACGGCATAGCCTAACTCAAAGACAACGTTAGGGTTTGGGGTTTTTTTAGTAGTCAGCTCGTGACTATTGATCGTTGAGATGTCGCAAACAAAAATATCAGAAAGTCTTATTTTTTCCATAATGGTAGTGGGTATGTTCGGACTGCCAGCAGCTCCTCGCGTTGCTTCATCAACGTTAAAAATGAAGTCGTTTTGTTTGGACTCTACCTCGTTACAAGCTTCGGTTAGTCGGTGATGAATAAATCTATGATTGGATGCACTTGGAAGGTCTGATTGCCATGAGTAGAAAACCGTGTACTGTTGTTTTTCTGACATTGCACCGCTTCCTTGGTGTTTGGGATGGAAGTTATCAAGAGGGGGTATTTTATAAATTTGTAACGGAATTTTGAGTGTTTTACGAGGGGCAATTATAGGTCTGAGATTTTCCAGCGCGCACGCCCGCAGATGCTCCAGTCTTCGGTCATGCGGATGATTCGTTCAGGCCAATCAGGATTGAGGGCATACAGATATTGCTCATTACCTTCCTGTTTTAGCTGTTTTAAAGTCGCGGCTTGATCTCTTGCTCTTTTGGCTGCAACAAAATGACCAGGAAGAGCTTCAAGCGACGGATCAATAACGATCTTGTCGCCTTCCATAAATTTCGGCTCCATGCTAACGCCCTCGATACGAAGAATGAAGGCTTTAGGTCCGACAGGTCCTGGTGCATCAATCCATTCCTCCGCATCCCTTGGATCAAAAGAGCCTTCCATCTCACACCAAGCACCAGCCGCGATCGAACCTATAACAGGTAGCTTTCTACCTGTATGGCTGAGGACTGTGGCGTTATTGAACTCACCAAGCCCATAGGGCATGTCGAGGTATCCACTGTGAAGACTCAAGGCTTTCTCTATTTCGCGAGCAATTTGGTTACCGATACCTTTGGTGGGATTCTTTCCACCGAATGCGCTCACTTGGGCAGGCGCTTTGCCTAGTAGATCGGCGATGTCAGTCAGGCGGAGCTTTTTCTCGGCCAAGACTCTTCGGAAATTTTGTAGGCGGGTATCTGATATTTTCATGTGTCGATTCTGGCTCGGTTAACCTTTCAGGTGAATGCCCAAGGGGGTATTGCAAAAAATAACCTTAAGGGTTAATTTGCGCGTCTGGAGGTACATCACATGAAGCTGCGCGATTACATCAACCGATTGGATTCCGATGGACTTACGGCTTACGCCGTTCGTTGCCGCATTGCTGTGAACTACCTGCGTCTGCATGTGAAATACGCGAGCAAAGACCCTAGCGTCTCTTTGATTAAATCATTGACTCGTGAGAGTGAGGGTTGCGTTTCACTGGTCGAGGTTCTGGAGCATTTCGGTATCACCGAGACGGACTCAAGCAAAGCGGCATAGCTAGAAAAAAGGCGACCCAAAGGCCGCCCAGTTCCTCCCGGCACACACCACCACAGTGCTGTCGGGTCGCGACGAAGGTAGGAGGGCACACCACATGCAAACCACCTCCCTTTATCGCGCTGCCAAGACACGGATGTCTTGGGTTGCTGCCTTTTCCACCACAGATTAGGCAGCTGTTGCGCCAGAGGTGAGCAACGGATTGTTCGCCTCGGCACGGTGCCGGTTTCGATCCCTAAGATCTGGCCGGCGTTTGGGCCCTTTCAAGCCACGCGGCAAATGTAACACCACTGCATGTCGCGGGGCACTGGCAACTTAGTAGGATTAATGCCATGAGCCGAGTAGCTTTAAGCTGTGTTGATCGAGCGCAAAGGGAAGTCCTGACGCTCGAATTAGCCCTGTACCACGCCGCACGGGACTATCCCGGCGGTGCCGCTGCAATCGCCGCCACCACCGGCCGCAATGCCACCACGTTGCAGCACAAGTTGTCTCCCACCCATCCCTCGCACACGGTCAACATTCAAGAGTTCGGCGAGATCCTCGAATTGACCAAGGACCGCCGCATCCTCGATGCGGTTCATGCTTTGGTCGGCGACACAACGTGGCAAGAGCTGGCTGAAACCTATACCAGCGACATGCCTGAGACCCTGACCACCGGTATTGCCTCGTACTTCAGGCAGGTGGCTGACCTGGCCGACACCTGGGCCAAGAGCATTGGCGATGGCGTTGTGAGTGATCAGGAACTGGCCGAGATTCGCCTGCAGGTATTTCGCGGAATCCAGGGGCTGTTGGGGATGCTCAATCGCGCCCAATACGTCAACCAGACAACTCGGGGTGCGGACCGTGGCTGACGACATCGACTTTGCAAATGACCTGGTGCAGGAGCGCATGGACCGTGCGCTCGCCGCACGAAACGTGAAAAAAACCGCCAGGCCCACGCATTCCTTCATGTTCTGTGAAGAGTGCGACACGCCGATCCCAGCAGCGCGCCGCGTTGCGATCCCCGGCTGCACGCATTGCGTGACCTGCCAATCCATCGACGAAGCCAGGAATGCCCGCCATGCTCGATGAGGTATTGAATCAGTTCGCGGACTACGGCCTTGAACCCGCTCAGCCCTTGGCCTTCGGCAAACTCACCCGCTGCAAAACCACCCAGGACAAGGGCAAGGAAAAAAACGGCTGGTACGTCATCCACGAACACCGTACCGAAAAAAACGAAACGCTGATCTTCGGCAGCTTCGGTGACTGGCGCTCCGGTGACACCCAAAAGATCAAGGTCAAGGCCGGGCGCATGAGCCCCGAAGAGCGTGAGGTCATGCGTGCTCGGCAGGAAGAAGCCAAGCGTAAGGCTGCCGAGGTTGCGGCCAATGCGTCGCGCCGAGCGGCCAGTCGTGCTGCCGGCCTGTTCAAGCGCATGCCGGAGAAGGGCAAGAGCGCCTATCTGGATCGAAAGCAGATTGTCGGCTTCAAGGTTCGCTATGCGCCACGTACTGGCGCATTTTTGGTGCCTATGTGCAATGTGCGCGACCAGATCGTCGGCCTGCAGGTGATTTTCCCCTCGAAGCAAGAGGACACCGGCCGCGACAAGGCGTACTGGCCCTACGGGATGTCGAAGGAAGGCGCCTTCCACCTGATCGGCCCGCACCCTGAGCCCGGCGAGCCGGTGCTGGTGTGTGAGGGCTACGCCACGGGCGCCAGCCTGCACATGGCGACGTCGCTTACTGTTGCCATCGCCTTCGACGCGGGCAACCTGCTGCCGGTCTCCAAGGCCATGCGCGAGCGTTTCCCCGGTTGTCCGCTGATCATCTGCCGCGATGATGACTGGAAGACCAAGCGCCCCAACGGCGACCCTTGGAACCCAGGCGAAGAGAAGGCCAACAATGCCGCGCTGGTTGTCGGCGGTCAGGTAGTCGCCCCGGTGTTCTCCGGCGAGCGCGAGGTCAAGTGGACCGACTTCAACGACCTGCACGTCGCCGAGGGATTGGAGGCCGTTCGCCGCCAGGTGCTGGCAGTAGTCAAGCCTCCTGCAGCTGGTGGTTGGAAAGACCAGTTGGCCCGTACCGAAAACGGCTCTCTGATCGCGCACATGCAAAACGTAGAGCTGATCCTGGGCAACGACGAACGCTGGGCCGGTGTCATCGGCTACAGCGTTTTCAGCTCCAAGATCGTCAAGTTGCGGTCTGCGCCCTTCGGCGGCGGCGCCGGCGATTGGGCCGACATTGACGACATGCGCGTGATGAAGTGGCTCGCGCAGCAGTACAACCTACGCGTGAAGGCTTCCCATGTGATCGAGGCGGTCAGCGTGGTTGCCCACGACCATGCCTTCCACCCGGTGCGCGAGTACCTGGAGAAGCTGGAGTGGGACCGCGTGCCCCGCATTGAAACCTGGCTGACCGATGTGCTCGGCGTCCAGGCCAGCGAGTACTCGGCCAAGGTCGGCAAGCGCTGGCTGATCTCTGCGGTCGCACGGGTAATGCGCCCAGGCTGCAAGGCTGACTCGGTGATGATCCTCGAAGGCGGGCAGGGCGCCGGTAAGTCCACGGCTATGGGGGTTCTCGGCGGGGAGTGGTTCATGGATACGCCCTTTGCTCTTGGCGACAAGGACAGCTTCCAGGCGATTCGCGGCAAGTGGATCGTCGAGCTGGGCGAGCTGGACAGCTTTAACAAGGCCGAAAGCACCAAGGCCAAACAGTTCTTCTCCGCGTCCACCGACACCTACCGCGAGAGCTACGGCCGCAGAACGAATGACGTGCCACGCCAGTGCGTTTTCGTGGGCACCACCAACCAAGAGGAATACCTCAAGGACGCCACGGGCAACCGTCGCTACTGGCCGGTGTTCTGCAACAAGGTCGATCTGGAGCAACTGCGCGAGATCCGCGATCAGCTATGGGCCGAGGCGCTGTTCTGCTTCGCGGCCGGCGATATCTGGTGGGTGACTAAGGACGAGTCTTGGATGTTCGCCGAGGCCCAGGACGAACGCTTCGTGGTGGACGAATGGGAAGGGCCGATCCTGGCCTGGATGGAAGAGTCGCAGATCGGCGAAACCGCCACTGGCAACGAGATCCTGACCCAGGCGCTGAAGCTGGACTTCGGCCATTGGGGCAAGCCAGAGCAGATGCGGGTCGGGGCGATCATGCACCGGCTGGGTTGGCGCAAGCGGCGAATGCCGGCATTGCCAAAAAGCGGGGTACGGCCTTGGGCCTATGAGAAACCTACGGGTTGGGGCCGCACGTCTGTGTTGCAGCAGTCGGTGATCGAGGAGCCTTGCTTTGATTAAGCGAATCGACGAAATGCTCAAGCTGTGGGCGCAGGATCTGCATTCGCCTGTGTCGGAAAACGCGGGCGGGCCGAGCGGCGGCAACTTGATCGCCATGCTGATGGAGTGCAAAGGGGAGTTGATACGCGGCACGCGGGGTAGTCGGGTGCTGCTGGATGAATCGGCCGACATCGAGCTGATCGTCAACAAGCACCTGCCGCCGCAGCTGTCGGTCGTCGTGCGCGAGCACTACTGCAACCACGAAAGCTTCCTCTCTCAGAAGATGCTGCATTGCGGTTGCAGTGCGCCGACCTATTACCGACGTCTTCACGAAGCCCACGTCTCCATCGACGGCATGCTGATGGGGAAGGCTGCATGACCCTCGGCGTCAATCCGCGTGCCGCTGTCCTACTGTCCGGCCTTGTCCGACTGCCGTTTAGTGCAGTTGGACAGGCGCAGGCCACACCGTTGTTGACCTGTCCTACTGTCCAACCTTCACCCGCCCCACGCACACATGAGCATAGCTGGCACGTAATCGCGCCCATGGCGCGCACGCGTGTTTTTAGCTTTCTCTCTATACACAAGAAAAAGGAAGAAAAGGTAGGACAGTAGGGCAGAGCCCCGAATTCAGGCGCCTGTAGCTGTCCTACTTCGATCCAGAGTAGTGGGACAGGTCAGACGGGGCACCAGAAGCGATAGCCGATTGAGTGCGTTCTCCCTCCGTTGTACCTGCATCACACCCACGTCGCACCCGTATTGCTCCATGGCATTAAAACCTGCTTGCTGCCATGATAATCCACCTGTAAAAAGTACCCATCTTCGATAGGTGCGACCGCAAGCAGCGGGACACACCACCACACTGAACCCGGCCCTTGCGCCGGGTTTTTGCGTTTATGGGGTAGGGCGATGACAAACGAGCAGCAAGCGCTTATTGAGATGCCGATCTGGATGGTGATCGTACTGTCCCTGGTCGGCGGGATTTCCGGCGAGGCATGGCGAGCAGACAAAGCTGGGGTAAGCGGCTGGTCACTGGTTCGCCGCTTGCTGCTTCGGTCCGGGGCCTGCGTGGTCTGCGGGCTCTCCACCATGATGTTGTTGCACGCCTCGGGCATGTCGGTACTGGCGGCGGGCAGCATTGGCTGCCTCACCGCGATGGCCGGCGCCGATGTAGCCATCGGCCTCTACGAACGCTGGGCCGCCAAGCGGTTGGGTGTGTGCGATGTGCCTCCTTCGGGCAGCGGTCAGGTGTGACGGGCTGGATGCTAAGGAATACGTGGCCTGTAGGGCGTCGCATCAAAATGGAGCGCCGAAAAGTCGCCGGGGACCCTGGCGGCATTCGAGGGACACGGGGCATGAAACCCGCGGGAAAGCGTTAGCGGGAGGGCTGCCAACTTACTGAAATTCAATCCATTGAAATTGAAAGGCTTGCATTGAAAAGCCGTTGAAAAAGGAGAGCTCATGACAGAACCAACCTACCTGTCAAAGAGCGCTTTCGCGGCTCGCATCGGCAGGACGCCTAGTTACATCACCTGGCTAAAAGGCAACAACCGCCTAGTGCTTTCGCCGGATGGCAAGATGGTGGATGTGCTGGCCACCGAAGCACTGATCCTCGAAACCGCCGACCCTAGCAAAGCCGCCGTCGCGGCTCGACACCAACAGGACCGGATCCAGCGTGACGTTTACAGTCAACTTTCCCCCCTGGTCGAGCCGACAAACACGGCTGCGCCGCAGCAGCCAATTGCTGTCGGCGCCAAGGGCCATGACTTCCAGAAGGCTCGCGCAATGCGCGAACACAACCTGGCGCAACTGGCCGAGATCGAGCTGCACAAGGCGCAGGGCTCGCTGGTTGCCAGGGATGCTGTCGAGCTGGGTGCTTACAACGCGGGGCGGCACCTGCGTGACCAACTCTTCGGCCTGCTGCCCCAGCTGTCCCACAAAGTTGCAGCCATGACCGATCCCTGGGACATCGAAAAACACCTGACGGCAACACTCCGCAAATCACTGGAAGAGGCGGAGCGTATGTCTTCGTCCGACCTTGAACGAGCGATAACTGCGAGCTGACCTATGACCACGGAATTTCCTGACGGTGACCGTGCGTACCGTGAGGCGTATTTCCGTGGGCTACGACCTGACCCAGACCTCTGGATCGACGAGTGGGCCGACGAATACATGCGCATCCCGCGAGACACGGGCGCCCCTGAGCCCGGCCAGTACCGCACCGAGCGAACGCCCTACGCTCGCGAGCCCATGCGCTGCCTCTCACCGGCTCACCCTTGCCGGCGTGTGGTCACCATGGTGGCTTCGCAGCTGATGAAAACGCAGATCGCCCTGAACTGGATGGGCGGCCTGATCCATATGGCACCGTCCAACATCCTGGCGCTGCTGCCCAGCCTGGGCCTGTCGAAGCGGGTATCCGGGCGAATCAGCAAGACGATCAAGGCGACCCCGGAACTGGCAAAGCGTGTAGCTGCCAGCCGCTCACGGGATACGCGCAACACCATGGACACTAAGGAGTTCGAGGGCGGCGCCCTGTACGTCACCACGGCGGGCTCTGCAGCCAACCTGTCTGAGCTTTCGGCACGTTACATCTACGGCGATGAGGTCGACCGCTGGGAGAACGATGTGGGCCAGGAAGGCGACCCCATCGTGCTGGCAGAAACGCGGGCGACCAACTTCGGCCGCAATGCGAAGATCTACTTCTCCAGCTCGCCCACGATCAAGGGCGCTTCGCGGATCTCGGACTTGTTTGAGTCGAGCGACCAGCGTTACTACTACGTGCCATGCCCCTCCTGTGGGCACATGCAGGTGCTGGAATGGGAGCGGCTGCTCTACAGCAAGGACTACCGCACGGTTCACTACCAGTGTGCTGCGCCTGAATGTGACGTGCTGATCGAGGAACACCACAAGACTGACATGCTTGCCCGGGGCGAATGGCGTGCCCATGGCAGCGGCGACGGCAAAACGGTGGGCTTCCACCTCAACGCTCTGTATTCGCCGATTGGCTGGAAGGATTGGCCCTCGCTGGCCGAGGAGTTCGAAGACGCCAAGAAGGCCCAGTCCAAAGGCGACATGGGACTGATGCAGGTGTTCTACAACACCCGTCTCGCCAAGGTCTGGGACAGTGCGCAAGAGCAGACCAAGGCCGAAGTGCTGATCGCTCGGGCACGGCTGGAGACCTACACCCTCGGCAGCATGTCGGTGGGCGTACTGATGCTGACAGGCGCCGTCGACGTCCAGGCCAATCGCCTGGAGTTGATGGTGATGGGATTCGGCGTCGGTATGGAGCGTTGGGTGGTCGACCACCAGGTGATATGGGGCGACCCTGCTGATGAGCGCACCTGGGCGGTGTTGGACGAAAAGCTCAAGGTTCGATACCGGCATCCCTGCGGCGTTGCCTTGGCGATCCTGGCGACGGGCGTTGACTCCGGCGGTCACCACACCGACGAGGTGTACCAGTTCTGCCGTGTGAGGCGCTGGCGCAACATCTTCGCCATCAAGGGCGCGAGCAAGCCCGGCAAACCGGTGATTGCTCAGCGGCCTTCCATGGTCGACGTGACATGGAAGGGCCAGACCGAACGCGGCGGCGCCGAGCTGTGGTTTGTCGGTACCGACACCGCGAAGGACTGGATCTACAACCGCTACGCCTTCGAGGACGGCCCTGGTTCGCTGCACTTTGCCAACGACTTGCCGGACGATTTCTTCGCTCAGTGCGTTGCCGAGCGCAAGGTCGCCCGATACGTCAAAGGCTACAAGCGTATCGAGTGGGTCAAGGGCAAGGCTGAGCGCAACGAAGCGCTCGACCTGATGGTGTACTGCCTGGCGATGGCGCATTACCTCGGCATCAACCGGTACCAGGAACACGACTGGGAGCGGGTACGCCAAGCACTGGCTCAGTCCGGATTGTTCGACGATGTGTTGGGCGTCAAGCCCGTGCAAGGCGAGCGCGTCGACGTTGACGAAGCACCGGCACCGGTTGCTGCGCGTCAGTCGCTTCCAGCGCCGCCACCTGCTGCCCCAGTCGCCCAACAGCGACCCGCTGCCCCCCCACAACGCCGCAGCTCCACCAGCGGTTACCTGAAGAGACGCTGATATGTCGTTTACCCCGAAGCACCTCGAAGCCATCGAGCGCGCCATCGCACGCGGTGAAAAGACCGTGCGCTACAGCGACCGCACGGTGGAGTACCGCTCTATCGACGAATTGCTCAAGGCCCGTGACGAGATCCGCACGTCGCTGACCAACGCTGCCGGGCCGCGCTCTCGCGTGGTTCGGCTTTCCCACGGAGGCAAGGGACTCTAATGGCCCGACATTATCCGACGCTGACCCGTAACGGATTCTTGCTGCCGTCGAACATCAAGGCCAGTTACGAAGGCGCCGGGGAGGGCCGGCGTTCGGCCAGTTGGGAAGCCACCGACGACGGCATCAATAGTATCAACACCCCGGCACTGCGCAATCTGCGCGCTCGTTCGCGGGCGGCGGTGCGCAATGACCCGTATGCCTTCAACGTCATCGACAAGCGCGTCAGCAACCTGATCGGCACCGGCATCACGCCCAGGCCGACCACGGATGACGCGGCACTGCGCAAGCTGAAGCAGCAATTGTGGGACGACTGGGTGGATGAGGCGGACGCCGATGAGTTGACCGACTTCTACGGCATGCAGGCGCTGGTAGCGCGCACCGTAGAAACTGCAGGGGAATGCTTCGTCCGATTGCGGCCACGCGGCCAGAGCGAAGGTTTGGCGGTGCCGCTGCAGCTACAGGCGCTGGCGCCGGAATTTGTGCCGCACGACAAGTTCGAGACAGCCAAAAACGGCAACGTCATCCGCGCCGGGATCGAGTTCAATCCGGCCGGCAAGCGTGTGGCGTATTGGATGTACCTCTCGCACCCACGCGATTCGTCGTCGTTGAACGCGGGCTACAACCAGTTGGTACGTGTGCCGGCGGCTCAGGTGCTGCATATCTTCGAACCGATGGAGCCAGGGCAACTGCGCGGCGTGCCGCGTCTGGCGCCGGTATTGAAGCGCCTGCGCAGCCTGGACAACTACGACGATGCGGTGTTGTTTCGCCAGGAAGTGGCAAACCTGTTCGCCGGTTTCATCAAGCGACCGGCGCCGGACACCGGGCAACAGCCACGCGATCCCGTCACGGGGCAGTTGCTGGTCACCGACCGCGACGGCTTCACGCCGATGGTCGCCCTGGAGCCCGGCACGATGCAGGAACTGGGACCAGGTGAAGAGGTGGAGTTCTCCAAACCACCGGACGCCGGCAACAACTACCCGGACTTTATGCGTCAGCAGTTGATGGCGGCAGCGGCGGGTTCGGGCACGCCTTACGAGATACTCACCGGCGATATGCGGGAGGTCAACGACCGGGCGCTACGGGTAGTGCTCAACGAGTTCCGGCGGCGCCTGGAGCAACTGCAATTTGGCGTGTATGTGCATCAATTGTGTCGCCCGGTGCGGGCAGCCTGGATGGACATGGCGGTGCTGTCCGGCGCCCTGGTGCTGCCGGACTACGCGCAACGTCGGCGCGAATATTTGCGCACGCGTTGGGTACCGCAGGGCTGGGCCTACATCCAACCAGTGCAGGACGTGCAAGCGCGGCGGATGGAAGTGCAAGCGGGCTTCGCCTCGCGCAGTGAGATGGTGCTGCGTACCGGCTATGACGCGGAAACAGTCGATACCGAAAACGCTGCAGATCTCGTCAGGGCCACGGGCCTTGGCCTCAATTACACGACCCTTGAAGCCATCGAGGTGATCGATGACAAGGAACAACCATGAGCAAAAAAACCAAACCCCGCGTGTATGACAAGGCCGGCAAGCAGGTAAAGGTCGCCGACAAAAGCTGGTACACCTTCCAGGCCAGCGGCGAAGCCGAGCAACGCAGCATCGAGATCTTCGTGTACGGAGAGATCGGCGCCTGGGGCGTCACTGCCAACCAGTTCGTGCAGGATCTGCGTGCCATGGATGACGGCGTGTCGCCGGTGATTGTTGCGTTCAACAGTATCGGCGGTGATCTGTTCGACGGTCTGGCGATCCACAACGCGCTGTCGCGCCTGGGAGAGCGCTGCACCGGTCGCATTGATGCCTTGGCGGCCAGCGCGGCCAGTGTCGCGGTGTGCGGCGCTCACCGGGTGGTAATCGCGGCCAATGCCATGCTGATGATCCACAACCCCTACACCTTTACCAGTGGTGATGCCGAAGACTTCCGCCGCGTCGCCGATGTGCTGGACCAAACCCTGGAAGCCATCATCGCGGCGTACAAATCCAAGGCGCCGGACATCGACGAATCCGAGCTGCGGCGCATGGTTAACGCTGAAACCTGGCTCACGGCCAATGAAGCGGTGGCGCTTGGCTTGGCCGATGAAGTGGGCGATGGCCTCAAGGTCAGCGCCTGTCTCGGTCAGGGCAGCGTGTTGCAGCGTTTCCAGCATGCCCCACCGGAGTTGCTCGCCCAACTGGATGAAGAGCCGGAAGTCGAGTCGCCGGAGCCTCATCCGGCGCCGGTAGTGGACTCGTCCAAACTGGCGCTGATGGTCACCCAGGGTTGTGCGGCGGCGGGCATCAATAATCTGGTGGATTCGTTACTTGCCACTACGAAGCTGGAAAGCGAGGCCGTGGTTCAGGCTGCGCTGACAAAGGCCAAAGCCTTGCACGGTCTTTGCGTCGCGGCGCGACTCCCGGAGCTGACTGCCGAATTCATCTCAGCGGGCCTGGACGAAGCCGCAGTCCGCGCGCGGTTATTCGACAAGCTAGTGGGCAGTGGCGGTGGCTTTGAAATCAACAACAGCCTGCCGCTGGACGATGACCCAGCCCCAACCATCAAGGCCAAACAGGTCGACACCCACGCAGTCTGGGCCGCCCGTCAGGCAGCACAGAACGGAACCTCGAAAGGAGTAAGAGCATGACTATCAAACTGGAATCGATGCACGCGGGCGAGTTTCTGCTGTCCGAAGGCGCCGGCAATATTTCCCGTGAGGCGATCAACGTCGCCGCCGGGGCTGCCCTGGAGCCGGGCCAGATCCTCGGCCTGATTACGGTCAGCGGCGAGTTTGCACCCTATCAGCCAACGGCCGAGGACGGCACTGAAAATGCCATCGCGATTCTTTACGGGCCGCTGGGACAATCGGACGTCGTCCGGCGCGGTCGTGCGGTGGTGCGGCTGGCCGAGGTCAGCGAAGCGCATCTGACTGGTCTCGATCCCGCCGCTGAAAAGGCTTTGGCCGCCCATTTCCTGATCGTCCGCTAAGACGCTCAACCTGTTTATCCATCCCGCCGAGTGCGGGATTTTTCGTTTCTGGAGAGTACCCCTATGGCCGATATCGCCATTTTTGAAGACGATGCGTTCAGCGTCTCCTCGTTGACCGCTGCAATCAATGAACAGGAATACCTGCCGGGCCGCATCAGTAGCTTGGGCCTGTTTCGCGAAGAGGGCATCAGCACGATCACCGTGCAGATCGAGAAGGACGGTGACACGCTGGCCCTGGTGCCAGCGGGGGAGCGCGGCACCTCGGGCCTGGTGGTCGGCGGGACCAAGCGTCAGTTGATCCCATTCAACACCGTGCACCTGCCGGAACGCTTCACCATCAAGGCCGATGAGATTCAGGGCATCCGCGCCTTCGGCACTCGCACCGAGTTGCAGTCGGTGCAAGATGTGGTCAACAAACGCCTGGCGAAGGCTCGCCGCCAGTTAGATGCTACGCACGAATTCCAGCGCATGGGTGCCCTGAACGGGCAGATCCTGGACGCGGACGGCAAGACCTCGCTCCTGGATATCTACAAGACGTTTGGCGTCAATCGCAAAAAGCTGCCGATGGGCCTGGGCAACCCGGACACTGAGTTGCGTGTTCGTGCCGGTGAAGCTCTCGATATGCAAGAGGAAGCCCTGGGCAGTATCACCAGCACTGGCTCCCGCGCTTTCTGCGGCAAGAATTTCTGGAACAAGCTGATCGTTCACCGGTCGGTCAAAGAGACCTACCTCAACACGATGCAAGCCGCGTCCCTGCGTGGCGATGCCCGTGAAAGCTTCGAGTTCGGCGGGATCGTCTGGGAGCGTTATCGTGGCAAGGTGGCCGGTGTTTCGTTTGTCCACGACGACAAGGCCCTGTTGATCCCCGAAGGCGTCCCGGATCTGTACATCTCGTCCTTCGCACCGGCCGACTACATGGAAACGGTCAACACCCAGGGCATCCCGTACTACAGCAAGATCGAGCCGCTGCCGTTCAACAAGGGCGTGGCCGGTGAAGCCCAGT